CGCAAGTTCTCTCAACTGAATTAGATCTTTTGGAAATAAATCAATATCAGGAAACTCACATTCAAGCAACAATATTGTCTAAAACAATAGCCATGGATGTAGTAAGAGAAAACCGAATCATTTCCCTTTTCACCTCTCTTGTTCAGGAGTGGAAAGCTTTGCGACCATTACGGTGGCGCACTGAGCTCAAGAACGAAAGTGGTGGCCTAATCTACCGAGTACTAAGTCAACTGTATGGGAGTTATTGTCCCCAGAGTAAGACTTATGTATTGGACTATAAAGTCAATACGTATTCGGATCAAAGATTGGACGACTACTTGAGCATTGCTTACAACAACAATTCTGACGCCTTCGTTAGAATTTGTCCTAATGTTGTGAAGTATGCTCTGGACACGACAGACCGGGTGTTGGACTTGGTCAGGGTGTTGGGATATCGTGGACCGTTAGACGCAGATTTTTATGAGCGTACGGATACCCATTATGCGTTGTTGTATGTAACGCGTGTGTGGGGGGCGAATCTCAAGTATCAGGTCGTTTGGCTGTGGAACCATTGTTGGTCTTTGGACCAGGTTCCCCGGAAGGACTCGATTGTTGGAAAGGACGGCTTATTTTGCTTTGGCCGACCTCAGCAAGCAATTCGACGACTCTTGATGGGTGACAGTCTTAAAGTCTATGAACGTAGAAATACAGTTCTTCAAGGCTTCAAGAAATGTCTCCTTCCTCTTGAGGAGAAGGATTGGGCAGACACAATCGAGGACACCGCAGACAGCTTGGCGAATGAATCACCTGACATGTCCGATGAGGTGTACCAGGAAATGCTGCGTACGGGGGAGGAACTTCGTGAGCGGCTTCCAAAACTTCAGATTCGAAAGAATATGAAGGTTTCGAAGTCGGCCTGTAGAGAGCGCACCGTAGTTGGTGGAGGCTTTGCAGGTGAGTATCTGGACCGAAACGGGACCGGGAAACGGGACAATGATCGTCATGCGATTATTTACCGAATTCCTTTGAGTCTCGAATTGGTAGGAGATCTCCGAATGAAGGGCTCGACGAAAGTTGAGTTGCTCTACTCTCGATGTAAGTATAACTTCAGCGATGTATACGACGAGGTGACACCGGAGACGTTTGCACGTCTCTGCAAGGGTGCTGCGATCGTTACGATGCGAGTTATCCCTGAACCGTTTAAGTTTAGAGTCATTTCTGTTGGCGAGTTTAATGTTTACTCGACCATGAAGCCTTACCAAAATATGTTATGGAAGTGCTTACAGAAGTTCGACGTCTTTGGACTTACGGGACGGGGTTCTGACTACTTGCAAGATTATGTTCAAAAAATAGTCGGCAAGTATTGGGACGTTGGAAAGAAGTTTCTCTCTGGTGATTATCAGGGAGCGACGAACTTTCTGTCGTCTTATGCAAGTCAGATTCTCACAGAAGAATGGCTGAGGAATTATCCTGAGTTCAAATTCATCTTGAAACGCTCACTCTTCGAATCCGAACTGGACTTTGAAAAGTCTGGTCTAGGCGTCAACCGCTCTGATGGGCGGGATATTCGACGTAGACGAAAGACTTGGCCAGAGGGATATCGAGGAGAGTCGTCGACTGGGGTCGAGAATTTTATCGACACAGTCCAGATGCAGAACGGACAACTAATGGGACATCCTTGTTCTTTTCCGATCCTTTGCGCAGTGAATGCGGCAATTTGTAGGATGGTGTTGGAGAAAGTATGGAAACGGAGATTCTCTCTCGACGATCTCCCCCTTTTGATTAATGGGGATGATTGTCTTTTGATTGGAGATAACTCGTTGCAGCAAGTGTGGCGTGAGAGGGCGAAGGAGGTCGGCTTACTCGAGTCTGTGGGAAAATCATATTTCACAGATCGGTTTGCAATGATCAATTCGCGTCTCTTAACCATTCGAACTGCTCCAGTTTTCGAAGAAACAAAGGACTTTGTTGAGACCAATTCTCCCATGTCTTGTGCAGGCTGTGGACCGGGTGGTGCGGAAACGCATTATTGCAGGGCCAAGCAACCAGACACAGAGTGGGAGAAGCGGCGTGAGGAGATGACCAAAGACTTCCAAGGAATTCCAGTGCGCTATTCAGCGTACGTAAACCATGATGTTGGTTACGTGAATCTGGGAATCTTGGTTGGTCGAAGGAAGGGGTCGAACGTTGATTGTGAGGTGAACGTTGCCGAGGATGTTACTGATGAGTCCGCGTGGAAGTTCTTTAATTCCGCGGGGGACAACTTCAGACAGATGAATTTACGCTGTCAGAAGATTCAGTGCTCCCTTGGTCGTTATATTACCTCCTTTCAAAGGTTCTTCTCCAAGATACCGTTACCATTACACCTTCCGGTGGATCAGGGCGGTTTTGGGTTGCCAGGGGCTGAGCAGAGAACAGTGTTCCCTCAGAATCCCTTTAAAGTGGCAAGGAACGGTCCAGTTGTGCTTGGAGAGGCATACTGGGCCGGGTGCATGGCATCAGCCTGCGATGACGACGATTTTCCCGAGTTTTTGGCAATTGCAGCCGAGGCGGGGAAGAGGTTGTCACGAAAGGTTTTCCTACGCGAGGAAATTCCGACTTGCGAACCCGAACAAGTAGAAGAACAACGGATTGTTACTACTGTTGGAGCAAACTTGAGCCAGAAGTCCGCTAGGAAAAGCGGCTTGGAGGTATTCCCTGTAGAGGGATTAGTAGATGGTGACCACGCCTC